CTCAGAGATGGTGTAACTACTACCACCTCGGCCCTAATTGACTTTTAGACGTCAATAGGCTCCCACCCGCGGCGTATAGAAACCGCAGGACGATTCATCAACCCAAGCCTCTCCCTATTATCTAGGGGGGGGCCTGTAACTTCAGTAAAATACTGAAGCGTTGTTGAATCCGTCTCGATTGGTGTCCGATGCGTCCGAGTCGAAACTCGATCGTAAAGGTATTCCGATCGCTGAAGTGCAACATTCCATCGCCTGCGAAGGTGATGGTTTGGAGTACTAAAACGATCGTACCAACCGAGCAAACCAGAGCCGACCGGCACATTTGGAAAGCGAAAACGCTTAACCGAATGCACTGTCGATTTAACATACTGCGCCACAGTGTCATAGCCCTTCAAGATGAAGTTGTTATGAGTTGCAACGCAGGATGCAATCGACTCTGGTCGGGACGCCTCAGGGTAGGTCATGGAATACGTTGGCGTGACACAATGTCCGTCATACGCATCCAAACCACAAGACTCTCGAAACCTTCCGGTTGTGAAAGACTTGGATTGGTTAACCTTGAGTCCAAGGTGACCTAGTAACCCCTGAAGCACCTCCCACGAATCTAAGGGAATGACAATGTCATCCCCGAAGACCTGGACCTCCCGTGAGGCCACACGTAAGTTGTGAGTCGTACGCGAGACCTGCCGTGTAATCATTACGGCAGAAATCGCAAGAATCGCAAATACGTATGACTGAACGGGAAAGGTGCATGCAGAACCCATACAGGCAAATTTCCGGAGTTTGTGAAACTGCGGAGACTTGCGATCGATGGTGTTAACCACCCAGCGCGTGCGGGAAGCGTGAAGAGCCTCGACCAGAGAAGAATTCCTCCGGAAGATGCGCTCCACAACCCAACACGACAGCCGATCAGAAGCATGCGACAAATCAATCGTCGCACGATCCTGAGTATGGGAAGCCTCTTTCGCTGCGTTCTGATTAAACGTCTGATCACGAAAGTGAATAGACGCAGAAATCGGAGTAGCAGCTAATCGAGAAGTGAGACAATCTTTGATCATCTGCTGACACCATTGGTGCGCAACGGGCTCCGAGGCGATTAGTCTCGGACCTTTGAGCGTCTTTGGTACAGCAATGAGCTTAGATGGCGGTTCAACAGCTAAAAATAGCCGTTGGCCGACGTCACTTTCGATAGAGCGAATCCAACAATCGTAATTGGCAAAGCCAAAACGAGACATCGGAAACACTCCTTCGAGCTTAGCTGGCCAGTTTGGAAAGTCATATTTAAACTGAATATGACGCTGGTCAGCCACTGCGCCTGGTCCATGCTTAGCGAACCACTCGTCAGGGTCAAACCTGCCGATAGAAGCGGCCACGACGTCAGCTACCCATTGGGTAGTTTCGGCATGATCGCTTCCAACTGTGGTACGGGCACCCACTGCACAAGGACTATCATACAGATAGCCCCCAAACAGAGGAGCGCGATAGTCAGGAGACTTGTCCCCGATATGGAGACGGTCAAGTTGACTAATCTCGAGTCGGTCTTCATCCCAAAGGAGAGATGGAAGACAGACCTGCCGGTCGATTTCATAAAATTCATGTACATGTTCCCATGTTCGTGAATCGTCGCATTGAATCTTAACCTTCTTGGCTGCATAATACAGCTGCCGAAGGAAACGAATCGATGCAACGCATGGATCGACCCTAAGCACTCCATTTTCTTCGAAGACGCGAAGCAGTAGCCCCTTGAATAGTCTTGGGATTACTACTCCAGTCTTGTACGGCCGTTGACCGGCAATACTAGATCTGGTTAGGCGTTCGGCAGCTAAGCACTGATCAAAGTGCTTGCCTGCCTCCACGAGGTCTATCATAAGGAATGATAATCCCCGTGATTCGAAGAGTGAGAGCAAGCGAGAAGCATCCCGCATACAATCACGCTGGAGATGTGGAAAATGCTCAACAATGTCGAAAAACATTGCTGGGTATAGTCCCTGTAAGTACTTTACGTAGCTTTTCATCCGCATACTCCTCAGTTGGAGTTGTAAGGATCTACGGCTACGTTCACCCTACACTGGATAGGAAGCCTTAGGGAGCAAGAAGCTCCTTACGACTCCTTACCCAGCAACTTGGTGTGAATACCACCGGCCTTCACAGTAAAGAAGGACATGGCTTCAGCCAAGTCGATGACGTCTGCCTGAGCCTCATCAGGATCATTTCTGATCGTGAAGATTATCTCAGTCACACGACCCAGCGGAATAGCTTCGGTTGGCTTCAACCGCCTTCTGAACGTCACAGTGTGACGATCATAGGGCTGTGTCCCCAACTTGACTTTATCCGAGCTGTGCCGCACAATGGCGGTCCACTGCACTGTAGCTTCGTCTAAGAAATATTCGGAGCTATAGTTGCCTGAGTTAATCAGCGGTAGAGTCTTGGCAGTTCCACCGGAACCATCAAGAGTGACCGTTAGGGTTGAACCTAGCGACATAGTACTTACTCCACGGAAAGCGTCGTCACCCAGCTACTTAATTCGCTGGATAGCGAGCGAGCCGAGGATCGACAGTTGACTTGCCTTTAAATGAGGCAAGCTTGCCGAGAGAAAGCCAGGATGTATGGTACGCGATAGCGTCTCATACACTGACGTCCCTTCGCCGCCGGTGTAGATGAATTTGAACCCATCCACTCGGCGCCAAGTAGTGACAGTCTTCGTCCGCGTCATAACACATGGCGTAGACGAATATGCCGGAACAGTATTGGCGTTAGCGGCCATATAGTCGCCAACGTTACTGAACCAATCGATCATCCATGTCCATGGAATTGCATCCCATAGACGTTCTGGCTGGGCGTTTAAGCCCAGGATCAGAGAATGGACGTATCGAGTCATCTCCTTGGTCGTCTTCAAATTATAGTCTTGGTTAGCTGGGAACCATCTACATGATCCCCAGCGTTCCACGGTGGTAACAGATGACTTTTCACAGTCAATGAAATCACCCAGGTTCGACTCGACCGTCACAATTGTGGGGCCGTTCGAAACTGAACTAGTCCAGTTTGAAGAGCGAACGCGACGTGTATAACCTCCCTTTCGAAAGAGCGCATCCAAGTCTCGAAGTCTTTGTTCAACTTTGAGTTGGAAGATGCTTAACTTTTGAATGTCGGAGACTAGTGGCTTCCAGCCCATCTGGGCCGCAAGGTTATGATTAGCAAGATTGCCAACCGTATCCTTAACGTCCTTTCCGGACTTGATGTCACCTAGCCCCCGAAGCATTCGAGGGAGATCCCGAAGTTCGTAGACAAAATTAGGAACGGAAACGTACGACCTGGAAGGATTACTCCTTGCCATAGTCATTACGGCTACGTCACCTATGCCTGGAACATCGGTACCTAGGTTGTGACCACCTGCGAAAGCATAGAAGTGACCGGGGACCCAGTTCAAATAGAACTTGTCCTCGCCACTACCTATGTTTCGCGTTCCGTTCAAGCGAAGAAGACCCGACCGGTCATCATGACTGATGTCCATAGGGTGTTCTCCACCGCGACCTAAGGAATCCTCACAAACATGCTTGTGGTTTGCACCACCAGTAGTTTGAGTTTGAGAAAACCAAGGGACTCCGCCAGCACGTCGCTGAGCGACGCCTGAACCGAGCCACGGAAACGTGGCAGTTCGCAATCTAGTCATACGCTTTCTCACGAGGGCGCGGGATGCGTCGAGCTATCGCTCGAGAGACCCTTCACATGAAG